ATTGGTTTTGGAATGGGAATAAGCGCTGATTATATCCAGGCTAATAATCCCAGCTCTCATACTATTGTTGAAAATCACCCACAAGTAATTGAGAAAGCTAAAGCGTGGGCTTTAGATAAGCCAAACGTTACTATTGTTGAAGGATCTTGGTTAGATAAACTCAGTGAATTAAGTACGTACAATGGTGTGTTTTATGATACGTATGGAGATACGGATGTGTATTCATTTGGAGACAGCTTGAGTGATTTAGTAAAAACTGGAGGGGTTGCAACATGGTGGAATGCTAAGGATGAAGCTTCTAATATATGGGGGATTGATGGTGTTGAGTATGAAGAAATACAAATCGAAGCTCCAGATAATTCCTACTTTAAACAAGACGTGTATTACCTACCTAAAAAACAGTTTTAAGATATGCCAACCTCATCAGTAAACGCAACATATCAGGGAAGAGTAGGGAATGTAGTTAACGCACCTTTACTTAATTGGGTAACTTCTGTTAGAGACGCATCTACAGGTACTTATGCTATTACTTACACAAGTAATAATCTTGTTAGTACTGCAATATATATAAACTATATTTCATCAAGAGGTGGTTATCAAGGATCTGCTTTTCGAGTACCTTTATTTTTTGATGTTAGTAGTATAACAGCAAGTAATACTATTACAGCTGCTACATTAAAAGTGTGGGGTTATGGCCTTGCCACTATTACAGATACTATAGTAGTAAAAGGAACAGCATGGGGAGGAAATGGAAGCACTTCAACACTATCTACCTCAGACTTTGGTAATTTAGATTTTAGTACTGCATATTCATCTAAAGATTTAGCTTGGGGAGGAGCAGTATATAATGATTATACATTAAATGCCACTGCTATATCCGATATGAATACAAACGGTTATCTAAACTGTTTTGTAATAGAAGGAGATTATGATTATGATGGACAATCTCCAACATTAAACACAACTTTATTTGCTGGTATTGAATTTTTAGATCCAACCAATAAAATAAAAGTAGAACTAACCTACTCACCATCAGGATATGGCAATTCCGTTATTAACATCCCAAAAACAAGCATTGACAGTATAATAAATGTAGCAAGTGCTGATATAGATACTGTAATTAATGTTTAAGAACATTTCATAATATTTTTATTATCTTTGTCTGTATAATTAATTAAATCAAATTAAAATGAGTAAAGAAACTAAACAAGTAAAATTAACCGCTGAAGAGTTAGAAACAGTACAAAACTTAAATCAGCAGTTTATGCAAACTAAAGTTGCAATCGCTGATGCAGTGGTTCAACAAAAAACATTAATGGATGCGTTGGAGAGTATTCAACAATCTTTTAATGATCAAGAAAAAGTTCTTGCTGAAAAATACGGGAAGAATGCAACGATCAACTTAAAAGATGGATCTGTAACGCAACCAGAAGAAAAAAAGTAACATGGCAAAAATAAGCGACACCTCAGCATATCCATCGATAGCGACATTAGATCCTGCGGATTATCTAATAATCACTGACGCAGAAAACAAACTAATGACTAAAACCTGTACAATACAACAGTTACAGGCACAGTTTGGTATTGATACTTTGGTGGCGCATGTTGAAATTACATCTACACAACTACAAAGCATAGGGTCTTCACCTAAAACAATTATTGCTGCGCCAGGTACAGACAAAGTTATAGATCTATTGTCTATTGCTGTATATGGTAAGTTTGGAACAACGGCATATAATTTTAGTGGTGATTTAGAGTTTGATTGTAATTCAAGTGTATTTGCGTCTATACCAGCTGTAACTGGAAATTCATCAGTAGACTTTGTTGTTAAGGCAATGGTTGGCGGTGGTGCATCAAATCCTTTGGCCTTGTCACCCAATCAAGCTTTAGCTTTTACATGCTCAGGTGGTAATCCAACACAAGGTGACGGTACATTTTTTGTCAACGCGTACTACAGAGTCCTGACAGTAGGAACAACATTTTAATTTAATAGATTGGACATAAGAAAGATATCCATAGGAGCAGATTATAAATCTGGTGCAATGCATTATATTGTAGGCCAAGAAGTTTTAGGCGGAGGATATTCTATTCATTTAATACAACACGACAAGCCTATGGATTCATACAAGATATGGATTGAGAGCAAAGATGAGGTATTATTATGGAAAGAATTTAAATCTACTATGCCAATCTCTTTGGAATACAATATAAACTTTTAATGCAATCCCCTCACTATTTTATTGTTAAGCCTGTATCGGGAAGAAGATATGACAATATCCGTAAGTACGGAGATAAAGAGTTGATTACCAGTGTTTCTGAGGAAGATCACACTTCTTCAAATAGATTTGCAAAGGTAGTGAATTTACCAATAGGGTATTCAGGCGAAATTAATATTGGAGATACTCTTCTTGTTCACCATAATGTATTTAAATATTATAATGATATTTATGGTAGACAGAAGAGTGGTAGAAGCTGGCTTCAAGACGATCTTTTTATGGTTGACGAAGATCAGTTTTTTTTATATGAGTCTAATAAAAAGTGGAAGGCTTTTGGTAAATATTGCTTCGTAAAGCCTATACCTAAAAAAGAATCATATCTTGTTGGTAGTGGTGTAAAGTATGAACCGCTTCAAGGTGAACTTGTTTATTTAAATAGTCAACTAATTGAACTTGGTTTAAAGGAAGGTGATCAAATATGTTTTCAACCAAACAGTGAATATCCTTTTACTATAGATGATCAGCAGCTGTACAGAATGTATACCAATAATATAACAATAAAAATATGATATACGTTTTAGATAATTTTTTAGATGAAGACATGTTACAGGTAACTCAGAATTATCTTAATGAGCCTTTTCAAAAAGTTATTTCTGGCGGAAAAGATTTTTATGTTTTGGATTCTAACGAAGACTTTGATGAGTATATATTAAGCCTTTTAGAATACCATGAAGGAGTTGAGCTTGAGAATATACTTAGTTTTTTTAGGGTTGCTACAGATGAATTAGACACTAATTGGAGAATACATTCTGACTTAAACATAAAGGGCCAAAGACCAGATCGAGCAATTGTATTATATTTATCTCCAAGAGAGCTTGAAGAGTTGCATGGTACTGCGTTTTGGGAACACGACATATATGGCTCTCAGTTGCCGGCAAAAACAACTGACGAGGAATATGATCAAATGTTGGAGAAAGACGCTGAGATGCTGGATAAATGGCGATTAAGCTCTGTTGTGGGGTACGAAGAGAATAGAGTTGTTTCGTATCCGTCCAGTTATTTTCACAGTAAGTATCCAAATAAAGGTTGGCCTGAAGGAAGAAAAGTATTTGTAATGTTTTATAAATTTAAGTAATGGACACAAAAGCGTTAAAAATAAAAATAATTGATGCTGGTCAAAAAGCTGTAGACGAATTAATAAATGTAGCTAAAGAAAAAATAGTTACCGGAACAGAAGATGATGTTTCTGCCGATAGATTAAAAAACGCAGCGGCTACCAAAAAGCTTGCCATATTTGATGCTTTTGAAATACTTAAAAGAATTGAGGAAGAGGAAGATAGATTAGAAGGAAAAGAAATAAAAAAGAATAATTTACCAAAAGGATTTGCTGAACGAAACTCAAAATAGTTTATATCACGTTTTAAAAGATGTTGTTCCGTCCAAGGTGTTGTCTTCTAAAAACAAACACCGCTCCTGGGCCTACGGCTATAACGAAAAATATGATATAGTTATTATATCAAAGGATGGCACTATCGGTGAAGTATATAATATTAATGGTTTAAGAGTAGCTCTTCCCCAAACACCGAAGTCATTCCATAAAAGATCTAAAGTCAAAAAAGATCAGTATTGGGAGGCTAAAGAATATCCAAAAGAGTTAAAAAGAATCTCTACAATTTTTATATGGCACGGTATGCCCAACTCTTTTAAAGAACAGTGGGTAGACTATATAGAAGAAGAGTTTAACCGTAGAGAGCATGGCTTTTGGTTTGCGAATAATGGTGTGCCTACTTATATAACAGGATCTCACTATATGTATTTGCAGTGGACTAAAATTGACGTAGGTCTTCCTGACTTTAGGGAGGCGAACAGAATTTTTTATATATACTGGGAAGCCTGTAAGGCAGACAACGCAGTTTTGGTATATGTTATTTAAAGATTAGACGTTCAGGTTTTTCTTACATGGGGTCTGAAGAATGCGTAAACATTGCAACTTTGGCCAAAGATTCTCGTATTGGTATTTTATCTAAAACCGGATCGGATGCTAAAAAAATGTTCACAGACAAAGTTGTTCCTATATCTAACAATTATCCATTCTTTTTTAAACCAATACAAGATGGTATGGATAAACCTAAAACAGAATTAGCCTTTCGAGTACCAGCTTCTAAGATTACAAAGAAGAATATGTTTGAGCTTGAAGAGGAAGAGCTTGAGGGTTTGGATACAACCATAGACTGGAAAAACACTTCAGACAACAGTTATGATGGTGAGAAATTAAAACTGTTGATACATGATGAGAGTGGTAAATGGGAAAGGCCTGAGAACATTTTAAATAACTGGCGTGTAACAAAAACTTGTTTGCGATTAGGAAGTAAAGTAATAGGCAAGTGTATGATGGGTTCTACTTCTAACGCGTTAGACAAAGGTGGTAGAAACTTTAAGCAATTATATTACGACTCTGATGTAACAAAAAGAAATTCAAATGGTCAAACTAAAAGCGGGTTATATTCCCTTTTCGTCCCAATGGAATGGAATATGGAAGGCTTTATTGACATGTATGGGATGCCTGTCTTTGAAACGCCAGAATCATCGATAAAAGGTATTGACGGGGAAGATATATACCAAGGTTCGATAACTTACTGGGAGAATGAAGTAGAGTCTTTGCAGCAAGATCCAGATGCTTTGAATGAATTTTATCGTCAGTTTCCTCGATCTGAATCTCATGCATTTAGAGATGAAAGCAAACAATCTATATTTAATTTAACTAAAATTTACCAACAAATAGATTATAACGACTCCTTAATAAAGGATCATTTTATTACTCAGGGATCGTTTAGTTGGAAGAACGGAATCAAAGATTCTGAAGTTGTTTGGAGTCCAAATAAAAGAGGAAGATTTTTTGTAACTTACATGCCGAAAGCTGCATTGCAAAATAATGTAATTAGAAAGAGTGGCAGATTTTTTCCGGGCAATGAACATTTAGGATCGTTTGGATGTGACTCTTATGATATATCTGGCGTGGTTGTGGGTAAAGGATCTAACGGTTCTTTGCATGGCCTTACTAAGTTTACCATGGAAGAGATGCCAAGTAATCATTTCTTTTTGGAATACATAGCAAGACCACAAACTGCGGAGATATTTTTTGAGGAAGTATTAATGGCTTGCGTTTTTTACGGCATGCCAATTTTATGTGAGAATAACAAGCCGAGACTCTTATATCATTTTAAAAATAGGGGGTACAGAGGTTTTTGTCTTAACAGGCCTGACAAGAGCTTTTCTAAATTATCTAAAACAGAAAAGGAACTGGGTGGTATCCCAAACACGTCAGAAGATGTTAAGCAGTCTCACGCGGCTGCTATTGAGTCTTACATTGAAAAGTATGTAGGTATTGATCAGCAAGGTATATATAGAACAAATGGTGATATGGGCGATATGTATTTTCAAAGAACCCTGGAAGATTGGGCAAAATTTGACATATCTAATAGAACACGATTTGATGCGTCTATAAGTTCAGGGTTAGCTATTATGGCTAATCAAAAACACTTATATACACCGTCAAAAGAAAAGAGTAAAATAAGCATTAAATTTGCAACATATAACAACACTGATTCTCACAGTAGAATAAATAATAGATGAAAGAGGTAAAAATAGAAATCAATCAAGCCGCTTTTCCTGATCAGTTTCTTACTGACGCACAAAAAGATACCATAGAGTATGGCCTCCAAGTTGGACAGGCTATACAATATGAGTGGTTTAGAAGGGATAATGGCTCGTGTCGGTTTTTTGATCAATGGGGAGAGTTTAACAGATTAAGGCTCTACGCTCGTGGAGAACAATCTGTGGCTAAATATAAAAACGAGATAGCGGTAGATGGTGATTTAAGTTATTTAAATTTAGACTGGACACCTGTTCCTATCATTCCAAAATTTGTAGACATAGTTGTAAACGGTTTGAATGACAGAATGTTTAAGGTAAAAGCATTCGCTGAAGATGCAATGTCTGCGGAAAAAAGGGATCAATTCCAAAGAAGAATAGAAGGAGAGATGATTGCCAAGCCTTTGTTCCAACAAATAGAACAAGACTTTGGTGTAAATGTTTTTCAAACAAACGAAGAAGAACTACCGACTAACGATGAAGAGTTGCAGCTATACATGCAAATGAAGTATAAGCCAGCAATTGAAATTGCAGCCGAAGAAGCTGTTGATACTATACTACATCAAAACCAATACAACGAGATTAGAAAGAGATGTGATTATGACTTAATGACGCTTGGCGTTAGTATGGCAAAACACATGTTTTTACCAGGGCAAGGTATTCAATTAGATTATGTTGACCCGGCTAATGTTGTTTATAGCTATACTGAAGATCCTTATTTTAAAGATTGTTTTTATTGGGGTGAAATCAAAACTATCCCAATGTCTGAGCTTGTTAAAATAGATCCAAACATATCTAACGAGGATATGGATAAGATTGCTAAATATAGTCAGTCTTGGTATAATTACTACAACAATGCTCAATATTACGAGAACTCTATGTTCTATAGAGATACTTGTACGCTACTTTACTTCAACTACAAAAACACTCACTCTTTTGTTTACAAGAAAAAAGAGATGGCAGATGGAAGCTATAAGGTAGTTGAAAAGGACGATACGTTTAATCCTCCTGAAGAAATGATGCAAGAGGGTAAGTTTGAGAGAGTAGAAAAGAAAATAGAAGTATGGTATGATGGTATAATGGTAATGGGAACAAACATTATGTTGAAATGGGAACTTGCAGAAAATATGGTAAGGCCTAAGTCAGCATCTCAGTTTGCTTATCCTAACTATGTTGCTGTTGCTCCAAGAATGTATAAAGGAAACTACGAGTCTTTAGTTAGACGAATGATACCTTTTGCAGATTTAATACAAATCACTCATTTAAAAATACAACAAGTCGTTTCTCGTGTAGTACCTGATGGTGTATTTATAGATGCAGATGGA